GATGATTACGTTCTGAACCACGAATTAGTTCCTAGTTCGATTTGGACAACATTACAAAAAGGTGAAAACCCGTACAAATTTGCCATAATGGGAAGTGGTGTTGGAAAAACACATTACAGAAAATACTTCAATAATTACAAATATGACCTAGCAGATATAGATGATTATCTACCTGAAATTGCTAAGTTAGTACCTGTTGCGGATGCGGCCAAAATCCTCAACAATGAGAGATCTGATATTACCGATGAGTATATTAAGAAGTATCTCCCATATGTTATGAAACCAAATAAGCTCACGATGATACATAACTACAACGAGGTTCCAGATGGTGGAGAAGTTGTAGCTGCAGTTTCGTTCCCAGTGGTGACATCGTACAAGGGTGATCCGAAGTGGGCTCCAATCGCTATGCCGGTAGACAAGTGGCACTCTAATGTTGACGTGATGCATGACAGAAAGATCAATCTATCATATAGGCAGACGACGTTAGTCTATGATAGACATCAGTTGGACATGTGGGCCAGAGTCAACCTAGCTATACCCTCACAGTTCGAAGAGTACATTGTCAATGACGACTATGTTGAACTCAGGATAGAAAGAGTTCACGATTGGAAAAATCCAAAGTCTATATGGGGGGTTTTCAATCAGGTTAAGTGGTCGATAATGAAAAGAAAGATTACTAATGAAAGTCTAGGTAAGTGCATACTCTTGACTCACAGTCCGATGGACATTAGGGAAGTTGGCGGACTAGGGGTTGGGAGCATAGCATACATGGGGTCACTGAGTAAACCTTTTGCTGAACTTAATAGGCAATCGATGTTGAAAGATCATTCTATACCGGGCTTAGAGGTTAGAAAGGCAGACACTAGAGAAGAAGTTGTTAAGATGGCTCTGAACTTAGCAAGGATGTACAAGAAAGAGATTAAAAATAGGGAGTCTTGGTTCGAATTGTTCAAGCTGCAAAAATTGAGACAAGGAGTAATCAAGACGTGGAATGCTCAGACTCTGCTCTATTTGGAATCAACCTTGTCTGAATGGGAGGTCTATCAGGATTCAAATTATGAAGACATCTTATTCCAGAATTATCATATGCCTGACTGGCTATATAAATTGAAGAGATACAGACCCGGTACGTGGGATTTGAACTTGGGACCGATTAACGATTGTGCTCAAGTGCTGCAAATGGTGGACAAACAAACTTATGGTCTAATGCTCAAGTTATGTACATCATACAATTTCACAAGAAAGTCATATCTCAAGTGGACGAAGTTGGTATCCTCGATGATTAAATCGTTCAACAACGATTGGCGGAATGATTGGATGAGACTAGTTGACTTGGCATATCTGTGTCCTTTCACCAAATACGTAGATCTCAAAGAGCAAGCTGACGACATTAGATCATGGCTGTGTAGTAAAGAGAAGTCCGTTCATTTAGTAAATGGGAGTGAAGCTGAGTTTCTGAAAGAATTTAGAACCTCGGTTGAACAAATATTCACTAAGGACGTACCAGACTATGATTATACGTTTGAACAGTTTGTTTCTATGCCCAATCTGTGGGCAGTATCAGGTTCAGCACGTTCAAGCTTAGAGCCAGGTACCGTCATAATAGATGGAAAACAGGTCAAGCTAAGAAATTCAAAACGAGCAGTGGCATTTTTCAATGATACCGATAAAATCTTGGAATATTGCGCTAGAGCAGAAGCTGAAAATTTTGTATTTTTGAAGAAGGAGGAAGTTGTTCGCATTAGAACAATTGTGAATTCATCTTTGAATATGTATATATATATGACGTTCCTAGATGATGCCGCTTACGACATGATCGATGATGCGATGCAACAATTCAGCCCGATATTTAAGAAGTTTGATTATGTGAGAGATAAGGTTGATCAAGCTAGAAGATTAGGTAAATGGGTGAACATGCCACTGGATCAAAAAGGTTTTGAGAGACAGACATCGCTCGAGATGGTTGACGTCATATTAGAGACCATGAGAACCAGACTACCTATGAGCTTAAAACCATATCTTGATAAAGTCAAACACATGATTCACAACAGCCGATTATTCTTTTCGGCTGACGGGCAGATATTAATAGACAATGAAGAGATAACAAATGGAGTATCGTCTGGATGGAAGTGGACAGCACTGATAAATACCATAGTCAACATAGCTGAATGGTTAACATGTGCTAGATTGACAGGGATTGAGTTCAGAAACCTGTGTGCTTTGGGTGATGATACAAGAGTACAAGTTAAGACATATGATGATGCGAAGAAAGCA